CTCATCATTTCTTTAAAATGTTCTATATCAGACTGCGCTCCGTATCTCTCATATCCAATCTTAACTTCCCTTATTCCCGGCGCTGTCTTCCATTTCGTCCTAAGCATCTTCAAAGCATCCCATCTTTCTGACAAAGATAATCTATGGCATACCCCATCCAAAAGAAACTTATTATAATTCGCATCAACTCCAACCACAGCGATAGCTGTTCTGTTCGATCCTTTCTTTCTGGAATGAGCCGGATCACACATTATATAAGCATTCAAAGTATAAGGACGAATCTCCCATTCATTCCACCACTCTTCTTTAAATGCTACGTCCGAACCAGCAATAGGATTTAATAACTGTTGACAAGCCACTATATAAGTAGAGGTTGTCTTCTTTATTTCTTCCCATCTTGTGGGCTGAAGGAAGACAGGCTCTCCTCCCATTGTTCCATCTACAGTAGCAGGATGTATTCTTGGTTTTACCGCAGCCCTCTGAAGGATAGTTCCATAAGTATCCCCATAAGAATATCGAGTACCGGCATATTGATAACGAGGATTATGGGTTGAACCTAAGTTTAATGACAATTCCCAAGAGAGCGTTGTCTTTGATATTTGCTCTGGCGTGTTAACGGCATCTTGAACAACTACGTCGTCATAAATAATAAGATCAAAATGTCGTCCAGTAGGCTGACCATCCACAAGTCCGTGGGCCTCAATAGTTTGTTCCTTCGGGTTAGCAAATCTCCTAACACATATACCCTCATTCTCAGCCCATTTTGGAGCCTCAAGTCTGGGCTTATTCCAGAGGATATCAGGATAAAGTTGTTTAAGCTTCTCATTAGAATCGAATTCCTGCATTATTTGACGTAAAAATGGTTTTGCCTGTCTAGCAGAATACGATAACAACCCTATCGTTATATCTGGGTTACATAAAATTTCCTGAATAGTTCCTAAAAACGTAATTATTGAACTTTTATAATGAAATCGCGCCCATAAATCTAAATGACTATCGGGGTCAGATTCTACTTCTCTACATCTTTCATAAATCCACGGATGAACCATATCATGGCGGTTACACAAAAAGACCCCAAGATAATAACGATCCAACTGACCCAAAGTCCTAATGAAAGAATCGTCAATATTAGGATCATCATGGCAATCAGCATATGCCAACAAAACAAGTTCAAAGGGTGCAGTGTGCGCCCATTCAGCAAACTTTTGTGCAGCATCGGCATTATTATTCTTATGTCTGACGCTATCTGCTATAACAGGCAACACACTAGCACCCTACTTCTTTTTCTTATATCCAGAGGCATAAGCTGCACGAGCCTGTCTTTCTGCGCCCTGTCTAGATTTATAAACCTTTCCTTTACTTCCCCACCTATATCCACCTTTAACTTTTTTAATAGGCATATTAAGTTAACCAAGGAGCGCTGCCCCATCCTGCAGGAGCCTGTTGTGTCTGCATTGCAGGATGATTTGTAATCACGTTTCCGGTAGTACCATTACCATTACCATTAGTATTAGTATTAGTATTTGGATTCTCTCTCCCTTCTAATATCCATTCAGGAACCACCAATGGCAATTCTTTTCCAGTTGCATCCGCTTCTATAAGAAGTCTTAAATAATCTGGATACCTCGCAGCATTAAAAAGAATATCATTAGGTAATGATCTAGCCCACGGATAAATAGACCTCATTGTATCAATAGGATGATCCCCGCGAGTATCATCTCCAGCTGTTGCTGCTTGCCTTATATTGTCTGGTATATTTCCACTAGCATAATCAGGATAACCTAAATTAGAATATGGGTCTTCCACACCAGAACTTGTGCTTGGTTTGAAAATCTTTTCAGCCCCGCTTAATATACCACCCCATAAACCTTGAAGAACTCCACCTAATCCTGCCTGAGCCTGTTTATCAGTCCCAAACATGGCAACTCCATTAGAGTCTCTCGGCACTCCGTCTTCGCCTACAGTGAAGAGGGCATTATATTCCTTCCAGTCGGCGGAAGAATGCTTGTTTGTTTTAACTCCATTAATCTCATGCGTTAACTCAATACCACGAGTCTTCATATCATTGTTGATTCCTTCAATCCACGCTTTATGAGTCCCATCAAACTGAGCCTTAATACTCGCCACTCCAGCCATTGCTGCTGCATTACGATGACCGGGATACATCTGTTCATGAGTTTGATAACCAACTGTCTGCGGGGAATACTTAGGTGCAAGCTGCCCTTCCATTGCATCTGCCAGAACGGAAGGATCAGCATATGCTTCTTCTGGAGAGGTACTAAACTGAGCCTCAAGTTCCTCAAAAGTAGCATTAGGATTAACCCAGCCTTGACCACCACCGGAAGGCGCTACACCAGTAGCGGGAATTCGATCCCAAAAATCTTTATGTGGTAGATTTGCACCTTGCTGAATATAATCTTCAAAAGAACCCGGAGCAGGAGCATTAGGATCAACCCAGCCTTGACCACCGCCTGTTGCAGTGGCAGCAGCCTGTTCAGCGCTAATAGGCAGATTCCCACCCATTGCAGTGGGATAAGCGATTTGTTCATTCACATTATACCAGTCAGGTGGAAAATTAGCCCCTTCTAAAGGAGGTCGAACCGTATTTGGATTCTGCCAAGCTGGGTAATTAGGACTCTCTAAGGGAGTATATGCAGTATTGGGATTCTGCCAAGCTGCAGGACTCCTACTATATGCAGCATAATCAGCCACACTCATATTTGGCTGAGGATATCCTTTTTGAACAGACTGCAATCCCGTTGAAAGATTTTCCAATCTATCCATTTTTCCACTTAATATATCTAATTGTCCTTGTACCGTATTGGGATTATTCCAACCTTGTCCACCACCAGAGGCAGTGGCAGCAGCTTGTTCAGCACTCATAGGAACAGCAGGACCACTCATACCCCAATCAGGATGACCACCAGCAGCCTGTGCTTGTAGCTGGGCTGCCTGATTCTGTAAAGAATCTATTTTTGATGATAACTCTTCTTCAGGACTACTTGCCGACATTCCTCTATTAAAGTCAGAAAGAAAGGTAGCAACCTCTTCACCCGGCGCCACTTCCTCAGCAACTTCTTCTTCCGCCACTTGGCTTTGAATAACATCCTGTGGGCCACCGCCCATCGCTGCGTCACCACCAGTCCTAAGAGAATTAGGATCGATTCCTATAGCAGCTGAAAGTTCGTCTAGGGTAGGTTGAGGGCCAAGGCTATTTAAATCTACAGAAGGAACACCCATTGATTCTGTAGCGCCAAAAGCCTCTTCTGGGCCACTCATCACCGCTGCTGGATCAACGCCCCCTTCCATAAGGCCGGAATAATCAGCGCCCATGCTTACATCACCTTGACCCATAGTGCCAGCTTGATATCCCGCAACAGCCTCTGCAGCCTCATCCAAAACATCAGCCATTCCACCAATTGCTTCTGCAGCGCTAAAGGCTTCTTCTGGGCCTGTGGGTCCGGCACCGCCTTGTGTTGAGGCATCATAGCCGGGGGCTAAATCTGGTCCCGCCCTAACATCTGGGCCTAACCCGAAACCGGGTCCACCCATTCCAAAATCTTGTTCTTGCTCGTCACCGTAAGCCATAATTAAATCCTGTGGTGGAGGTGGCGGGAATCGGACCCGCGTCCAGAAAGTGAGTTAACCTTTATCCCTGTCGAAACCATTGCACCCCCTAATGAATACTCTTTTCAATTTCTTTTATACCCATGTTAATAGCCTTCTCAAGAATAGCATCAACATCAACTTTCTTCTTAACTTCAACAGTACCTGAATGAGCAACTTCCCTTTTCTCTTCCTTCCTGCTATGAGAAGAAGTCCATTTCCAACGATTAACCATATTCATTAGCCAAAGACCATGATTAAATGATTTGTTATCAAGATTCTCTCTACCTTGTCTAATCCAAAAAGCTTCAGCAGCCTCCCTTCCAATCTCAACAACTTCCCTAAATTTCTGCTTTTCTTTATCAGTACTTTTTTCCCACCTATTGAATGTAGAACGATTAATACCCATCAAACGAGATACTTCTATAATAGCCCCACCTTGATCAAACAAACCTTCGACTCGACGACTCATTATGTCAGTCCAAACGGTTTCAAACTTACTTTTTTTTGCCACGTTTTCTCCTTGGTGTACTATCTTTTTTCCCTTTTGGTCTGCCGGGGCTTTTGTTTCTATTGCTGCCTCTACTAACCACTGTTAAATTGCTTGGAGAATTATTTCTTGGATTCCCATCTTTATGATGAACATCCCTTCCATCCCCCTTCTTCTTTGCCCCGGATTTAATTAATCTTCGTCTAGCTGTATTACGAGCAGCCCTATTCTTCTTTTGTTCCGGCTTGGAACCATAGCGCTGATATTCTAACTTAATGCTACGAGCCATTTTTCTTTTTGAACTGTATTGGACCGGGCATTAACCATGAAAAAACCATGGGAACTACCACTATGAGAATTAAAGCCCAACCACCCATTTCAATTAATTGCCCCAATAACGTCCAAAAATTCGCAGGGGCTTCTTGAACAACTGTGTCAGCATTCACGTTAATAGATTCTCCTTTAGTCTGCGGTCCCGCAGTTATCGCAGAGACAG